CACCGGGAGCCTGGAATAAAAATGTTAATTTTCAATAAATGAATTTTGTTATTGAAAATGGTAAGGCCTTTGCCTCCCCGAAGGGCGGGAGGGGGCGAGCGGGGGAACCGGGGTTCCCCGCTAAAGTTTACATTTTAGTGTAAGAACTTGCATAATAATTTGTAGGACGAAAAGATTGTGTGTTGGCTCCTCGTATAGCATACTTTGTAGGATTTGTAACAATAGAACTATTTGTGTCAAGACTAGAGCATGTTCTAGGATTTTGAAATCTAGGATAAAAATTTGTAAAATAGTCTTGTGTACAATAAGGCGCCTTATTTTTATATAAAAATGGAATTTCTGGAACACCCCCGCTAGTAACTGCGGGTCCAATTCCAAGGTCTGTACCAATCCTTTGCTCACGATTATACCCGGCAAGATTCTTTTCAATCGTTGTGACATTTAGTTTTAGCATTCTAGTGCTACTTGATACAGCACCTTGCTGTGCAAATTGTGAATTGTTTGGTTTATATACAACTAACTTACATCCAATAGGATTATTTGGTCCTGCAAAAGGTATTCCATAATATGGGTTATTTGAAAAATCTGCAAAAACTTTTAGTGCGGCGCCCCTAGTTGGTTCAGGCAAAGTTTCTAGATAGTTAACAAATCCAGAAAGACTGGTTATATTTAAAGTATAAAAATGCGCAATGGCACTTTCAGATAAAATGTGCTGATTTTTTAAAATTTGCATCATGGCGGCAAGCAAATTTATTTCAGATGCTTGGTATATTTCTGCATTTGGTTGACAATTAGCAACATAAGTATTTAATGTGGCCAGCGGGCTTCCTGGTTTAGCGGCTGCTATTACTTTTTCAGTAATAAATGGATTTCCCATCAAACTTTGCAACTCAAGAGAATTATTATATGGTCTAACAAAATTAAACGCTCGCTGTTCATAAGTTTGGCATCTATTTTGCATGTATTGCGTGTGAGTTGTATAATAATTTTTTTTCAAATTGGTGCTCGCAGGAATCACTCTACGTAGTGCTTTTCTTTCTGCATTACAGCAAAATTTAGGAGTTTGGGTTTCAGGTTCTGGATTCTCTGTAAGATATGTTGTATTTGGTTTATAGTCAACAATTATTCCAGTTCCTTCGCAAGTTTTGCAATCTTTATTTAATTGATTAATATTTGTAGTTTCATCTAAAGTATTGGGTTTTACAATAAATCCGCCAGGAGAATCAATCATCTGAGAAATAACGCCAAATCCTCCTGCACCGCCACCTAAAGATGATCCTACGGACGATTTTACTTCTCTGTTATAATTTCTGGTTACTTGAATAATATTGTTTGGATTTGCTGGATTAAGAAGAATTATAGGAATTGGAATAGTTGTTCCTTTTCTATAGTGTTTTATGGGTCTTGCTTTACCAAATGCTGCGGGAAAATTGTTGCCAACGTCTTTATTTGTTAGCGGACGAACGTGTCCAGCTGTAATTCCAACCGGATAGCTTTCAATTCCGTTAGCTTTCCAAGGCGAATAAGCCACGGACCCTTGATATTGGCCTACATTGTTATAACTTGACATTCCTTGTGGGTAAAATGCAGTAGACATTAGTATATAATTGTGGAAGAAAATAAAACTCTTGCATAATTATATAGATTTATATAAATGCTTGTAATTTTTCTCATAATTTTTTTTATACTACTAATTATTTATCAAATAATTTTAGCCAGTTATGCAGGAATTGAAGGGTTTATTGATAGTAGCTCTTCAACATCTGTTTTGAATAACAACACCGCAGCTCTTCAAAATATTAATAATACAATTGATAACGTAAGTTCGAATTTAATAAAACTAAATAAGCAGATGCTTGATTTTGCAAATCAACAAACAGCAGCAGCATCTGAATTAGTGGGAACTACGCCGCCAAAAATAACTGGGACAACAACACAAAATAGCGCTCAGATAACAGCAGATTTAACTAGACAGATGCCTCAAACGCCCGCATCAATTCCGACAGCAGTGCCAGCATTATCCAATTTAGTTGGTGGAACGCCGATTGTTCCAACATCAACACCGGCACCAGCGCCTGCGCCAGTGCCAACTCCTGCACCAGTAAAAACATCAACACTCGTGCCAGCCCCAGTTCCTGTACCAGTAAAAGCATCAACACCTGCGCCAGTTCCAGTAAAAGCACCAGCACCAGCACCAGTTTCAGTACCAGTAAAAGCATCAACCCCTGCGCCAGTTCCAGTAAAAGCACCAGCACCAGCACCAGCACCAGCATCAGTTCCAGTAAAAGCACCAGCACCAGCACCAGCACCAGCACCAGCACCAGTTCCAGTAAAAGCACCAGCACCAGCACCAGCACCAGCACCAGCACCAGTTCCAGTAAAAGCGCCAGCACCAGCACCAGCACCAGCACCAGTTCCAGTACCACTAAAAGCGCCAGCACCAGCCCCCGCCGTCGCTTTAGTTGGCGGAACGTCTCTTGTTCCAGCAGCAACCTGGTCTAGTTTTCCTGCAGTTTATTCTCCAGGCGCGATTATTTCCTATGGCGGAGTTTATTATCAATATATTGGAAAAATGCGAGGAAATACTGGAAAGACCCCACCTAACGATGCAGCAAGTTGGAAATTTGTTCCACCAGCGCCAATTAAAATAGCATGAAATTTAGTTGGTAAACGCCGAAAAAATAATCTTTCAAAAAAAATATTATTATATAGCGTTGTCCACCGCTAGCCTGGATTAAAAACGTTAATTTTCAATAAATAAAGGTTGTTATTGAAAATGGTAAGGATCTTTAAGGCAGGAGGGTTAAGGAATCCGGCTTTGCCGGATTCTGAGTAGCGGGCGGCAACGTAGTTAAACCTGGGTTCCCCGCTATTATTATATTTAATAAAAATTTATATCTATATATAAGTTAGTATAGCAAAAATATGTCTAATTTATTTCAAGATGTTTTAAATGATGCGCAAAATGTAGAGCAAAAATTATTAGGTCCGGGTTATAAATATTATAATCAAATCAAAACACCAACAGAACTTGGGATGTCTTCTAATGGCGACTTGACTACACTTGCAAATGATATTAATGGTTTAGTTCAGTACGTTGAAGTTTTAGTAACAGGAAATGGAAATGCTTCAAAGACTGGTCGCCCTTTAGGAAATAAATTTTTTATGAAAACTGGCGCAAAATGCATGGCTCCAAATAATCAAGAAGTTGATAGATACGTCTATGTAAATAATGTTCCTTCAAAAAACGTTCCATTAATTAATAATGGAATGGGAGTAAATTTTACCCAGTTTAAAGGCCTTTTACCGGGAACTATTAATGATTTAAATGCTTTAAACCCTTTCACACTAATGCAATCGTTTCTTTTAGGTTCATCTCCACCATGTCAAGAGGTAACTTTTGAAACTATTGATGTAAATAATAACTCGTCTAAAGAAACCCATTATGTTACACTAGTTGACTTAAAAAATATGGACCCATGTGGAATGCCTGGAAATGTTAACAATTATACAAATCCTCCAAAAAAGTGCACAGAGTCTTTTTCTAATAAAACTCTAGAACCTGCTGAAATTAAATTTCCAAATGACCCAATTGTGCAACTATATTTTGCCGGACTAGCATATCTAGGTATATATGCATTAGTAAAAATGATGGAAAAATAGGAAATATTATGTAGGAAATATTATGAGAATTTAAAAAAAATATACAAGTAAAAATATTTATTTGTATATTTAACGACGACTTCTTCTTCTTGAGCGTCCACCAACCCAGTTATGAGGCATAGCACTTGGATATCCGGAAACAGGAGATGCATTCATTGTAAACGAGTCATTGTATGTATTGAAAGCGCGCACCATCCCACCTCCACGTTTATTTTTGCGTGTTTTAAAACGTCTTCTTCGTTTGCCTCCAACATTTGAGCCATAGGCCGGGGACTGCGTGGGCGCGTACGCAGGTGCAGAAGCTGGGGCGGACGTAGGTGTATATGTTGATGTAGGCGCAGGCGTAGAAGACTTGCCTAAATTAGAAAACCAGTTGCTAACACTAGAAAGACCGGACGAAACTCCCTGTTTTATTTTTTCACCATAAACAGAAGCTGTATTAGAGACATTATTATACGTGCTTGCTTGTCCTCCGCGCCTTTTTTTATAAGTCCTATGTTTTGCCATTTATATTATAATAAAAGAAATTATAAAATTGTTAGTTTATTATTGTTTGAACGAGTTTTAATCCAGCAAGATCGCCTAAAATTTCCGCAATGATGTAAGGAATTATTTCATTATTATTAATTTTTCCACAGGCCAAAAGAGTATTAACGGACTGCTAAATATTTTCTCTCCTTAACAACAATGCAATGTACCTATTGCTAAATAATTTCCTGTTGCAAAAAACAACAAAAGAAAGAAGTGTTGTTTCTAAATATTTGCGAAACATATTTTTATTTACACCTTTGAAGATTTAAAATGGGACAAAATCCAATTTTGTTCATCGATTTATATAAAAAATTTAATAGGTGGGTCTCCCGCCACCAAGTGCTCCCCATGCACAACTTGCGCCATTTGTTAAACTTGTATTATAAATCGAACCCTTTTTTTTAGGGGCGCTACATCCACCAGACCTTGCTCTCTGTAATGAAGACCTCACTCCGCTAGGATAATAATTTTTAGTTGATATCGGAGCTTCTAAAGGCAGTCCAACCTTGTATGCACTTTTTCCAATCGCATTACTTTTTCTAACATTAATGTACATAGATGACGGAATTGGCGCAATGTAATTCATGTGTGTAGTCGTTGAATGTTGTTTATTTGTTGAATAATCTTGAAAAGAAGATGGCTTTGACAGCTTACCAAGAGCCCTTTGTATTGCTAGTTGGTGTTGTGTAAACGCTTGTGCTCTTAAATACTGATGTCTAGCATTTGTATTTTCAGTTGCGTAAGGAGGCGACTGATAAGGGTAAAATTGTTGGGGTGTAGGTCTTTGCCCATTTAACGTTCCCAAATTATGTACTCCTGATACAGGAGGATATTGATTTGTGCTTAATGGTCCGTAAACAGGAGTTACTACTATATCATCAAATTGTGTCATAGTATAGTATAAAGGCATAAAAGAAATTTGCGTCTTGAATCTATTGTTTCTTTAAATAGATTCAAAATATATATTATAGTATTTTTTACGTGTTTATTATGACATTTATTTAATAGCGACGAATTGCGCGAATTGCACTTTGGCTTGCGCTAGAATAATCGCCGCCATTTGTAACCGCATTATAGTTTTTGCCAACGGCTTTTTGTTTTAAGTATGTTACATAGTCAGAGCTATCGTAAACATATTTTGTATTGCATGTTCCGGCAGGAACCCCAGAGTCATCACAACCACCCTGAATAGCGCCGAAACGTCCTCTTAATCCGTTCAAGTTGGGACGACTTTGAAATGTTTGACAAGGCCCGCCGCATACGTAATAAATCCATTCTCTCGCAAGCAAGTCTCCTGAATTAGTAACAGCGCGAAAAGGCGTGCAAACGCGTTTTAAATTTTTTATTTTTAATTGTTTCGCATAAACGTTATTCCATGCATTTCGTAATGTAAACCGCGTTTGAGCAAACTTATCGTTGTTATCTGTATCATTGAGCGCTTGAGGAATAAATCCCTTAATTCCTCCGCCTAAAACAGGCTGTCCTTTTACTAATCTACCAAAATTTGCAATGTTTGAATAACTACCATTAATTGGACTAGTATAACCTATAGAAGTTGACATTTATATATTATACACAAATAAAATAAAACTCTAGCTAAATAAAACATTAGCTAAAAAAGACTAACTAAAATACCAACTAAATAAAACAAAAGAAAAATTTATATTCATCATATATATTATAATGTTGACGCTTTTAGTTTCAGCCATATTATTTGTCTGTTTAGATGCAATATACTTAAATTTGATGAAGGGCTATTTTGATAACCAAATTAAAAAAATTCAAGGGTCCACAATTCAACTTAACTTGCTTGGTGCGTTTATAACTTATATATTTTTAATTTTTGGTTTGAATTACTTTATTATTGATAAAAATAAGAGCATAAATGATGCGTTCTTACTTGGAATTGTTATTTACGCAGTTTATGAGTTTACTAATCTCTCGTTGCTCAAAAATTGGCAAGTCTTAACTACTATTTTAGATACCGCTTGGGGTGGAATTTTATTTGCAACTACAACTTATTTGACATATAAAATAAAAAAACTTTTTTAAAGTTGCAAGAATATTAACGGGGGGGAAACATGAGTTCCTTGCTAATAAGAGTTTGTGATTAAACTTTATACGTTTCAAACGCTTACTAATCCAATCAGAAAAAAGTGGATTAATTAAGGTTTTGCTCCACTTTTACAAAAGTGGATTTGCTCCACTTTTACAAAAGTGGATTTACATATACAGCGCAAAAGGATACCAATAAAGAGAGACTATAAGTCTTATAATGTTAGTATTTACGCTTGAATCTGCCATATAGGAGCTTGTTAAACAAGCAATTATCATCATAATGCTATCTCCAAATATAGCGCCACCGCTTACCTCACTAGCATACTTTTTGAAAAAATCTAAAAAGTAACTATAGCCAATAGGAGTATTTTTAAACATCAAGTAAAACAAAAAATCGTGAATTACTTGTATAGTAACTGCCAAACCTGTAAATTTCCATATATTAAATTCAGCAAAAATGAATTTATACAAATATCTTGCAACAATAATTCCAATCATTAATATTAAAACGTCTGCTAGAACGGCCGATAGGGCGAAGGTCTTATACCATAATTTTAAATACTTAGATTGAAACGCAATGTTGTTGAATAAAAAGAAAAGAATGAGTAAATCTGACGCAATGCAGCCATTCAATATTAGCGGGGAACCCCGGTTCCCCCGCTCGCCCCCTCCCGCCCTTCGGGAAGGAAATATCCTTACCATTTTCAATAACAACATTCATTTATTGAAAATTAACTTTTTTAATCCAGGCTCCCGGTGGTTAATGCTATTCAATATAGGAAGATAGTCAGACGTCTTATTGAAATTTGATATATCTGCAAAATGCACATTAAATAATGAATTCATATAAAATATGTATATATTATTTATTACAATCTTAATGGAGGTATCTGACCAAAATCTTTTCTAAAAGTATTGGCTATGTTTTTGAACGCATTATCCATTGCATTTACTTTATCATTTACATTAAAACTTTTACATTGGCCAATTGAATTATCAACACCTGTCCATCTTAATATTGGATTTAAAGTCCAATTATATATGAATGTCAAAAAACTCATTATAAACTTTGGTAAAAAATATCGCAAACAACCTGAGATTCCGTTGATTATCGCATCTATCATATAATACGGCATACACCCTGGCAAGCCTACAATTTTATCACCTATCATTTTTATTATGTCAAAAATTGATGTAAATACTGTGCCAATTCCAAAAAATAAAGTTTGGAATGGTTGTACTATTGCTTTATCAAGAATGTATTTAATTTGCTCAAAAAAACTTAGAATTTTTGCTAAAACTACTTTTTTTGTTATGTCTTCAACTTGTTTCAAAAACTCTGACAATTTTGAATCTATTTGATTTGTTACATTTGTTGCGGTGCTTTTAATATCGTTCACACCAGACGTAACGCCGGACTTTATAATATTGGTTGAAGAATTTATCCCATTTGTTATTGTGCTCCCAACATTAGTTATTTTTGAACCTATACTATTTATTTCTGCGGGTATCTTTGTTGCAAAATCTTTTATGCTATTCAATCCTCTTTGTATATCATTCAAACCACTTCCAATATCAAATCCTTCTTTTTTTTTTATAGTTTTTCTAAATAATAAAAAATACAATGATAATATTATTAGAAAAATACAAAATAATAAATTAACATTTTCATTCAAATAATTGGTAATATTTTTAAGCATCTTACAATATATTTATATTTTTAAATTAAGTTTTATATTTTTAATTTAAACTTCAACTTATTTCCAAATTCTGAAGGTATTGATTTAAAAACATTTTGCATTTTATCCATTTCACGAACTAATTCTTTAGATAAATTATTTATTTCATTTATTCCCGATGTTGCAGTATTTTTAACATCATCCATTACAGAGCCTATTTTATTTATTTCTTGCGGTATTGATTTAAATTTATCACCTAGAGAACGCATTATTCCTATTATTTCATCTACTGATTTGGCTTGTTTTGCTAACTCTTCCGCAACCCTTCTAGCCTCTGCTGCGGCTGCTTCTGCAATCCGTTTTGTTTCAGCAGCTGCTTTTTCAGCTGCGGCTTTCGTAGCCGCAGCAGCTACTTCAGCGATTCTTTTTGCATCCTCGGCTGCTTTGTTAAATGCATTATCTACTTTTTTAAATGCTCTACCAACATCACCCCAATTAAACCCTTCTCTTTTTTTTATAAATAATAAAAAATACAATGACAATATTATTAGAAAAATACAAAATAATAAATTAACATGTTCATTCAAATAACTAGTAATATTTTTAGGCATCTTATACTATATTTATATTTTTATATCAAACTTCAACTTATTTTCAAATTCTGAAGGGATTGATTTAAAAACATTTTGCATTTGATCCATTCCATGAACTAATTCTTTTGATAAATTATTTATTTCATTTATTTCCGATGTTGCAGCATTTTTAACACCATCCATTACAGAGCCAATTTTATTTATTTCTTCTGGTATTGATTTAAATTTATCACCTATAGAACTTATTCCTCCTATTATTTCATCTACTGAATTGGCTTGTTTTGCTAACTCTACTGCAACCCTTCTAGCCTCTGCTGCGGCTGCTTCTGCGACTCTCTTTGCCTCAGCAGCCGCAACTTCAGCGACTCTTTTTGCGTCAGCAGCAGCTTTTTCAGCTGCGGCTTTCGTAGCCGCAGCAGCTACTTCAGCGACTCTTTTTGCGTCAGCAGCTGCTTTTTCAGCTGCGACTTTCGTAGCTGCAGCAGCTACTTCAGCGACTCTTTTTGCATCCTCACTCACTTTCCTTAATGCGGCTGCGGTTTCTTGTGGTGTTGGCACGCGTGGTGGCGGTGGCGGCGCCGGTGGTTTATTTCCCATTAACTTTTATTAATATAAAATTTTATATCATAAATGAAAAAATTGTATTATTTGCAAAAATAACTTTATCTTTTGTTTTAGCGGGGGGAACCCAGGTTTAACGAAGTTTCACGAAGTAAGACCCCCCGCTCTACAGAATCCGGCAAAGCCGGATTCCTTATCCCTCCTGCCCTTCGGGAAAGAAAGATCTATACCATTTTCAATAACAACATTTATTTATTGAAAAGTAACATTTTTAATCCAGGTTCCCGGCGGATAACGCTATTTTGTTTATCTAAAAATATTTCTCATTTCATTGCACGTCATTCTGCGTCCTTTTCTTTTTTTAGATCCGTCGCTCATTATTTTTTTATCAAATTCAGAGTTTTCTCCTTCAGGTGCTACATCTTTGCTTGTTTTTGGCGCTAAACCTAAGTTTGTTACTATTTTTTCATCTAGTTGAGCCAAAAATTTTTTTCCATGTTCTGTTGACAATAGTTCTTTTGTATACTTTTCACTCGCTTCTTCAATTTCTTTCATAATATTTTCCAACGACTCGTTTGGAATTTTTTCCATCACCTATATAATAATAATAATTTTTTATTTATAAGCGTTAAAAAAAATATTATTAACTAAAGTTTCGCCTTTTGCTAGTTTAATTAGTGTTCAGTCATAATTCTTGGAGAAATATTCATAGTAGTTAACTCTTGAAACAATAACTTACATGCGTATGGTATTTCAACGTGTGCAAAATCTGTTCTATTATCACACGTTCTACAATGATGTATATGCATGTCATCATTATATGAAGCAATAAGACCGCATCTTTTACACGCATGCACTTGATATTTATCTGATGAATCATACATTCTTCCGCGCGTAAACCTTGACGCTCCATGCGATATCATACAGTCACGCTCCATTTCACCAAATCGAAGACCACCATCTCGGCTTCTTCCTTCGGCGGGCTGTCTCGTCAAGTTTACCATTGGTCCAATAGAACGGCTATGCGCCTTATCACTAACCATATGTTTCAATCTTTGATAAAATACAGGTCCCATGAAAATATTGCATTCAAGTTGTTCTCCTGTTAGCCCGTTATACATAAGTTCGTTACCATTAGCCTCATACCCAACCTTTAATAATTCTTTGCAAATGTCAGAAACTTCAAACTTGCCAAATGATGTTCCATCTCCAAATAGTCCAAGTGATACAAGGGTTTTACCCAACAAGGTTTCTTTCAATTGACCAATTGTCATTCGCGAAGGAATTGCATGCGGATTAATAATAATGTCTGGCTTTACACCATCTTTAGTATAAGGCATATCTTCTTCGGGAATTATGTTACCAATCGTACCTTTTTGCCCATGTCGCGATGAAAATTTATCACCAATAACAGGTTTACGAATCGTTCTAAGCCTCACTTTTGCAAAATTATAACCTTCGCCATTTCTGTCAATATAATTTTTATCAATAAATGTTTCTTCGGTGGTTTTGAATATCTTGCTTTGGTCTTCAAACTTTATGATTTTTGTATGGTCATTTCTATTTTCTTTGATTGGGGTGACCTTTGCTATAATAATATCTCTATTTTCTACTAATGTGTTTTCTGGAATAACTCCCTTACCATTTACTTTATTATAATTGCCAAACTTCATTCCTTTTGTTTTTGTTGCGTCAGGTTTACACCTAATTTCTTCATCGCCATTAATTTTTTGTTTATCTTCATCCTTCTCAGTATGATATATAGTTGCTACGAAAAGTCCGCGATCTAATGAACCTTTATTAAACAAAAGCGAGTCTTCTTGGTTGTATCCAGTGTGCGTCATAATTGCAACAATTACATTTGTTCCAGAAGGAATTTCATTCAATTTAATTAAATTCATAGTTCTTGTATCTACTAGAGGCCTCGTTGGATAATTAAGCACGTACGCAGTTTTGTCCATGCGATTTTCATAATTGGTAACATAAACCCCCATAGCCTGTTTTGACTGAGCACACTGATAACAATTTCTAGGAGATTGGTTATGTTCAGGAAAAGGGATGCACGATGCTAAGATTCCAAAAATAGTACTAGGATGAATTTCGCAGTGCGTGTATTTATATATATTTTCTGTATTGTTTAAATCTTTTGGGCAAGAGGCAATCAAAGACCAGCTTTGTTCTTCGGGGTCAACGTATTCTATGACTGACTCTTCAATGCTGCAATTTGTCAGCAATTGGTCCCATGAAAGTTTATTTTCTCTTAAATTTTTGATAATGTCATTTGTGAGCAAAAGTTTGCCATTGCGCACTTTTAACAATGGTCTTGAAACACGCCCAGCATCATTGCATACTCTTATTTCTTTCATTTTGTAGTCAAACACAATTGAAGTGAAAATGTTTATAATTCCCTTATATTTTTTATCCTTTAGCATATGAAACAATTCAACAGGTTCTTCACTTATTCCAACCGGAGCGCCGTTTATAAAAA